ATAATTTACTATTTATAACAAAAAAGGCGGGTAAAACCCGCCTAATCTTCTTGAATTTTTTTCTTAATACTTTCCGTAATATTCGTTTACAGCTTTATCATTCATTTTCTGAAGAATTTGATTATATTCTTTTTGATTATGAAATCCTAGATGTACTAAATCCTGAGCAACCACTCGGTTAGCTGCCATCTGTCTATTAAATTGTATACGGAGTAGAGTGCGTTTGCACCAGGTTGCAACTGCGTCGCATACCCGGCATGTGGCTGTACTTACAGCCTGAGTTATAGATGTCATTATTTCCTCGTAATTATTTGATGTTAATTGTACGAGGCTGCTTTTCTTCCGGTAAAACTACTTCGAGTTTGACAGTTAATATTCCATCCGTTAGATCGGCACCAGTTACTTCGGTGTATTCCGACAGTCTGAATGACTTTTCAAACTTACGTCCACTGATTCCTTTATGAACGTATGCATCTGCTTCTCTACGTTTATCTCTATTTCCTTTGATGGTAAGTATGTGCTCTTTCACTTTAATTTGAATATCATTTTTATTAAAGCCGGCAACAGCCATTTCAATAATATACTTATTATCGCCTTCTCTTACAACATTGTGTGGTGGGTATCCATCGTTTGCATGTACATGTATATCTTGTAATGCATCGAAAATATGGTCAAAACCTAAAAAAGCGTTCCTTGGGAAAACAAAATTTCCAGTCATAGTATCCTCCTATTAAGCAAGGTTGTTAAAGGACCCGAACTATTCGGCATCCTATAATATATATAATACTTTTTTTTTAAATGTACATAGTTTGTACAAACTTTTTTTTACTTTGAACCGTTTCCAATATTATATTTTGGACACAAATCCCATTGATCTTTGTCTTTAAAAGAAATAATTTTTATTTGTCTTAAAGGTGCAATGGGTTGTAGTTTATCTTTGTTGTCAACACTAAGTAAACCCCAATCACTCATTAATGTTGCAATAGTATTTCTTCTTGCTACATCATTTTCTTCTAAGTTTGATTTCTTTCCATCAAGTAAAAATAATTCTTTGAAGTGTACAATGAAGTATCTTCCTTGTTTATGAAGTATATGACATGATTGATAAAGTTTATTGTCTTTACGAGATGCTACACCAATTCTTGTTAACGTTTCTCGTACTTTCAAAAAATCATCTGGTTCATTTAAAGTGACTTCCAACATATTGTTTGGATTCCACTCAACTATATTATTTTCTTCCACCGGTTGTTACCTTACGTTTCAATTCATTAATATATTCAGGACTTAGAAGGGTTAAAACTTGGCGGGCTTTTTCATTGCTATAGCCATAATATTTTTTAACTGCTTCCAAATCACTTATTGTTTCTGGTTTATACCATTTGGAAAACCTTTTACGTTTTCTAATTATATTTATAAAAAAATCGAATTGTAAACGATTATCAAGGTGGTGGTTACGGTTCATTTCATTTGCAGCTAATACAGTATCTGGAAAGTATGATAGTTGCCTGTTTACCATATAAGGTGCATAAGCTTTTTCTGTAACATCATCTATCATAATATTTTTCTTAGTGTAATTAATTGCATTTACAAATTCAAATGGGTTCATAATAATTTATCTATTCTTTCTGCTTGTGTGCTTTCAAATGTTGTGTTGTATGATATTATAGTTTTACGTTCTAATGTATTTGTATTAGACCTATGTAATATATATGCAGGAAAAGTTATAATATCACCTTCTTCTAACTCAATATTGCCAATTATTTTTTTACTTAAGATGTCAAAAAATTGTGTCTTCATATTCGTATCTGGTAATTCTAAGTAATAAATGTTTGCGAAGTTACATTTACCGTGTGTATGCCAATTATGTTTATCATACATATAGTATTGTTGAAACCATGCATGATGTACAGTTGCTTCTGTGGCAAAAAAGAAGTCTGCTTGTTTTTGAAGTATGTTTTCTATAGTTTCAAAAAATAAAGGTAGATAAGTTCTTTTATGATTTTCATCTAAATGATAGTCTGTTCTTGAAATAAATCCACCTTCATACTCAGTTGAATCAGCTTCATTATTAATAATGAGATTCATCAACTTATCTTTTACTTCATTATGTTTTTCAAGTTTATGAATAATATAAAAACTATCTAAGTGTTTAACTTCCATTTACTCTACTTTCAAACATGCTTTGCAATTCGCCAACAGCTGGTACTACTACAGCATCCCACCATTTTATAAAAGCATTGTAATTATTATCAAAGTATGACTCTTTTATGAATGTTTGTATCTGATCACATTCAAACGCCATTGAAGGTTGTATTAAACTATGTGCTGATAGTAATTCACACATTGCTAATTGATTAACAAATTGATTTATCATTTCCATTTCACTACCCATTTAATATCCTCACTATTCTTTGTGCTAATTCTCTAAACCAATACGCTTTGTTTCCTCTAGTTGTTTCAGCGGCAGTACCAATTCTTATACCGCTTGTTTCAACAAAGTTTCGAGGATCATTAGGAATTCCATTTTTATTTACAGTAATGCCATTTTTTTCTAATAGATCAGCTGCTTCTCTACCTGAATATTTACTATCACTTAAATCTAATAATATAATATGGCTATCTGTTCCTTCAGTTAAAACACTCATTCCATATTGATTTAATGAAAGTGCCATTGCTTGTGCATTCTTAATTACTTGTTCTGAGTATTCTTTAAATTCTTGTGTATTCGCTTCCATAAAGCATTGAGCTTTAGCCGCAATAATATTCATCAATGGTCCGCCTTGTGTTCCAGGGAATATTGCACTATTAATTTTTCTAGTTAAATCACCATCATTCCAAAGTATCATACCACCACGTGGACCACGTAATGTTTTATGTGTTGTACTTGTTACTACATCTGCATAAGGTAATGGACTTGGATATTGATCACCTGCAACTAAACCACTATAATGTGCCATATCACAAACTAATTTAGCACCTACCATGTTTGCAATATATTTAAAACTTTGCCAGTTAATTTTTCTTGGATATGCACTAGCACCAGCTACTATGACTTGTGGTTTGTGTAACACGGCAATCTTTTCAATTTCTTCATAGTCAATCAAACCATTTTCATCAACGCCGTAAGAGATTGCTTTATAAAATTTACCACTTAAAGTTGGAGGTGCACCATGACTTAAATGACCACCGCTTGCTAAATCCATACCTAATATGGTATCACCCGGATTCATAAGTGCTTGATACACTGCAGTGTTTGCACCTACACCACTATGTGGTTGAACATTTGCAAACTGACATTTATATAATGTTGTTACTTGATCAATTGCTAAATCTTCAATCTCATCCATATGATCACAACCATTATAGTATCTTTTACCGGAATAACCTTCAGCATACTTATTTGTAAAGACACTTCCGCATAAATCTTTTACGGCCTGACTTGCAAAGTTTTCACTTGCTATAAGTTCAATAGTATTATTTTGTCTGTTAATTTCTTTATTTAAAATTTCTTCAACGGCTGGATAAATCATTTACTAACCTTTCTGCTAAAGCCATTCCCATAGTCCATCCTAAATGACCTGCACCACTATTAACCCATAATCCTTTTACTTTAGTAATTACAGGTAACATATTTGGTGTCATAGGTCTTAAGCATGCCCATTCTTCATGTATTTCATCTTTTATAAATGTATTTTTTGTAACCCATTTTTTTAACGGTTCAATTCTATCTTTTCTAACTTCATGATTCCAACCAGCAAGTTCTGCGGTTCCAGCAACTCTAAAAGCATTATTACTAAATGGTGATGCAACTATTTTTGCATCATCATCAAGTATTGAGGTTGTAGGTGCATCTGTTTGATTACGATAAGTAATTGAATAACCTTTTATTGGATATATATTCAAGCTAGGAACTAACATACTTGTGTAAGCACCTGCACATATTACTATTTCATCAAACTCTTTTTTAAGTTCAGGTATAGTTTTTGCATGATCTCTCGGTCTTGACCAAAATTTTTCTTCTTCAGTTTTAACAATCTTATTCACTGCAATTCTATAATCATGATTATGATATAAGTAATTTGAAATGTCTTTGCAAAATGTATGTATGTCTCCAACCGAATCACCTTTTGTAAATGTTGCACCTACTATATCTCTTGTTTTGATTCCATACTTAAGTAGATTACCTTTTTTAACAACTCTACCCCAACCAGTATCTTTAAATCTTTCAAGTGTTTTTTGTGCTTTATGCCATGACTTATGATTTTTATAGATGTGTAGTATACCACAATCATTTTGATGAAAGTTAACATTAAGTTCTTTTATTAATTTTTTTAATAATTTTCTTGAACGTAAACTATACTCTATTGTTTTTCGTGTATTATAATCATATGAATTTGTAACTGTGGCACCAATAAAACCAGCAATCCATTTTATCTTTTCCCAAGACCAGTGATCAGGTCTAAATGCTAGCGGGGCATCTGGTTGAGTCATCCACTTTATGCCTTTAGCAATATTACTATAAGTGTTCCAAACTTCTGCATTACACACAGAAAGTTGACCACCGTTAGCATAACTACACATTTCAGCAATGCCATTAGGATCAAATAGTCTTACTTTATAATCTTTTTTTGCTAGGAAGTATGCAGTTGTTATGCCTGCAATACCGCCACCTACTATAGCGACGCTTTTCTTACTGACCAATTTTCTACTCCACCAATATAGTTTTCATAATCAAGTTCAGCCTCAATATGTTCATAAGTTAAATCCGTAGTTGGTAACTTATTAAGATGTGTATTGTTCCAATAAAGTTGAGGTACTGTACGATGACCTTTTTCTTTTAAAAAATCTTTTGCAAATAAATCATGACTTATATTTACTTCACGAAAATCAAAATCCCATTCAACTAATTTCTTTTTTAAAAGTTTACAATATCCGCAATCTTCTTGAGTATATAAAGTTAATTTAATTGAATTGTACATCTGACATTACCTCCGTTAAACAAGCAACCACATTAAGTTCATGGTCAGCTACAAATGCATTTTTATATTGATAATCTCCTAGGATTAAAACAAGTTGTGGAATTGATTGTGGTGCAACCTTTTCACCCATTCTATCATACATAGCTCTAAAAATAGCGGTTGCATCTGTATCTATATTATTAACTACCCATGACCGCATCTTTTTAAAATCTTTATTTTTTAAATAAGTGAAAAGTTCATCATAGTTTTTATCACTAGTTACATTGATGATACCACTATCAATATTACCATTAACAGAATATCTTTGTAATTCATTGAGAACTCTACGCCAATCTGGTGCAAACTTCATAAGTAAATCTGCAATGGCTGGTCTTGAATGACTAACACCTTCATCTTCAAGTATTTTACAAATACGATTTAAGAACTCACCACATAATGGTGCCATATCTTTTTTACTTGTATTAAATTCATATACACCACATCTTGAATGCAATGGTTCAATAATTCTGTTTTTGAAATTACAGGTTAGTATGAATCTACAGTTGTTTGAAAATTCTTCGATGAAACCACGAAGAGCAGGCTGTGTTGATTGTGGATTAAGATAATCCGCTTCATCAAGTATTACAACTTTATAATCACCAGATAGTGAAATTGAAGAAGCAAATTGTTTTATCTTAGTTCTGAGAGTATCAATATTACCTTCTTCAGAACCGTTTATTAAAATATAATCACAGTTAAGTGAATTACATAATGCTTTAGCTACAGTAGTCTTACCAAGACCAGCAGTGCCAGTAAATAACATATTAGGTAGTTCACCACCTTCGATTATTTTTTGAAAAGTTTCTTTTAGTTTTTTAGGTAGTATAGTATCATCTATAGTTTTAGGACGATACTTTTCAACCCATAAGTATTCATTAGACATTTTACGCATTTCTCCATAACAAATAAAATAAATTCAATAAAGCGTAAATTATTTTTTATCTTTAGTTGGTTCAGCTGCTGGGGTTTCCATAGCTTTTTCTTGTTGCATGTTTTCACAAAGTTGAACTATTTGTATACATTGGTCTCTTAATCCACCAATGGTTGAAAGTTCTTCACCTTTAAATCCACCACGTTGTGTTACCGCATCGATAACAGCAATGGTGCTTCTTGACGCTTTGTTTGAAAGGTCAAATAATTGGTCGTTATTGCTTGTCATTATTAAACTCCGTAAGTTGACGATTTTTCAAGTGCAATCCAGTATTTTACACTTAATTCTTTATGTGAAAATTGTGTAATTAGTTTTGAAGATATTTCAACATCATAATCACCGGGTAAAATTTTCAAGTTAGATATATCTATAATAAAGTTAAAGACTACATCTTGTTTAAACTCACCATCAATATCTATTGAAAATGCATTTGATGTTGAGTTTTGATTTTCAACTATCGATAAACTTAATACACCATCATTAGCTTTAATCAATAATTCTTTATGACCGAGCGTTGATGCAGCTTTTTTAAGTTTATTTAGTGTATCATTATCTAATATAAATTTTACATCAGGTTCAGGCATAGATACATCTTTAGTTGGTGCTGTCAAAGTTTCTTCAGCAGAATAAAAATACTTGACACTTGATCTACCTGACTCATCAGATATGATGACAAAATCATCATTAAAATGTAAGCTTGGATTATTAACCAAACCAGTAACACCAATAAATTCGTTTAAATCATATATACCAAAGTCTTTTATAAATTTTTCAGGTATATCAGCTCGAGCCACAACATTACGGGCTTCACTGATAGTTTTAATTGGACTATCCGCTTTAATCAAAATGTTTTGATTAATTGATGAAAAGTTTCTAAGGATATCCAAAGTGGAATCGCTTAATTGCATTATATACTCCTTCTTAATTTTAGTTTAATTATACCATAGTTTTTACTAAAAGTAAACATTTAATTTTTCATTTAAGAGAAATTTCTTTAAAATTGTTTTCTCTATCCAAAAATTTATACTCAATATTTGTAGCCTGTAACTCATTTTTTATTAAATCTATGATTTTATTAGGATTCATTTCAGCGCAAGAATAAACATCAAGTTGTATTAATGCCGGTTCAACTTCATCCCATAAATGCATAACTACATGACTTGTTTCAATTATTGCAATTGCAGTCACACCTTTATTTCCTTTCATGTTGCAATACCTTGCAACCGGTCCAAACATCGTCTTCATATTGATTTCTGATATGAGACGTTCTAAAAAAATAGTTGCGCGTTTTTCATTAACAATAGGTTTATGAACTTCGGCTTTTAATAATAAATGTTTATGTACTAATATCATGTTTTAATTTTTGAAAAGTTTCTTTCTTTTGTAAATTCAATCTTGGATTCAAACTTTCCATCAAGTATATCTCCTTTATGAGATATAATAAATGTATTAGTATCTTCACCAAGCGTATTTAATATTTTTAATAAATTTTCAACTCCATCATGATCTAACGATGAGTCAAAGGTTTCATCTAACATTAATAAGTTAGTTGCAACCGAGTTTTTCATCTTTGCTATTTGACGCCATGTAAATAACAACGATAAATCTATCCTTTGTTTTTCACCTTCACTAAATGATTCGTAGGTAAAATCATCACGATATCTTGACCTGATAGTTTCTTGAAAGCTTTCATCTAAATCAAATGAAACAAAAAAATCAAGTACTTGCAAGTGTTGATTAACAAGTTTATTAATTGCAGGTAAATATTGTTTTATTATTTTAGTTTTAATACCAGTGTCTCTTAGCATTTCTCCTATGACACCATTATAATTAAATTGTTCAGTGATTTTTAACTTTTCTTCCAGTAAGTTTTCTTTTTCAGTAGAAAGTTTATCTAGTTCAAACCTTGCACTTGATAGATCAGCAGAAACTTCTTCTTCAAGATAAGTTTTTAAATCTTTATTACTTTGATTAAGTGATGCTATTTCTCTATTATTAGAGTTAATGATATTTGTTTTTTCATTAACATGTTCAATTATTTTTTGCAGTGATTGTATTTCTTGTTCAATTGTCTTATAATCACTTTCAATCATTTTAAGTGTTGATTCGATTTGATAAGCTTGATTTTTAGTTTCAAAAACTAACTTGTCTTTATTTTGTATAGGTTGTTCACATGTAGGACATTCATCGTTACTTTGTAAAAATAAACCTCTTTTAGCAATTGTTTTTAATTCTTGTTTTTGTTCTGCTCTAAAAGCTATAACGTTATTTTTTTTATCTTGTAATTTAGTTAAATTTAAATCACCTTTATTTTCAAGTTCACTACTTATTCTACTGTTATGTTCTTGCAATTTTTGTATTTTTTCTTCAGCACTTGTAATTTGTTTTTCATACTTCTTTTTATTTTCGGTAGTCAATGCTGCAATATCACGAATATATTTCGATTGTTGTTCTATTTTATTTTTAATCAAATCAATAGTATGATTAATAGTTGACATTTTATCTTTTAGTACACTATTCTTTTCTTTCAATATTACATTCATTTTCGAAAAGATATTAATGTCCAGAAGATCCTCGATTACATCTCTACGGTGTCCAGCATTGAGTTGCATAAAAGGTATGAAGGAGGAAGAACCTAATACAACAACTTGATGGAAACTCTTATGATTGAGTTTCAAGATGTTTTGTTCAAGTATCTTCTGGTATTCCATTGCATGTGATGATTGATTAATCATCTTGCTATCTTTCCATATTTCAAACACGTTTGGTTTGATTCCTCTAATTATTTTAAAATTAGAAGTGCCTACAGAAAATTCTACTTCTACTAAAGCATGTTTTTGATTTATTGAATTTACGAGTTGTGCTTTACTAATTTTTCGGTGTGGTTTACCAAATAAACTAAAAGAAAGTGCATCAAGCATTGTAGATTTACCGGCGCCATTATGACCTACCACTAATGTTGATTTGCTTTTTCTTAAATCTATTTCTGTAAATGTGTTTCCTGATGATAGAAAGTTTTTATAACGAATATTTTTAAATACAATCATGCTATTTCGAGTGCCTGCGCTTCCGTCATTAGTTGTCTCATTTCAACCTTTATTTTATTTTTATCTAAGTCTGTATCAACAGCATCAATATATGTATCAACTATTTCAGCCGTATCTTCAAAACTCATATTTTCATCTTCAACATTAGCACCAATAAATTCATTAAAGTTTTCAGCAATCTTTAATTCATAAATTTTTTGGTTTTGTATATTATCAATAAATCTATCAAATATAAAAGGATCAGTTTTGTTTACTACAACAACTTTTACAAATTTATCAGTTAGATCTTTATTATAATTACTATAATCTATTTCTTCATCATTGTAAAGTATTTTTTCAAATAAAGTGTGTGGATTTCTTATCTTTAACATTTCTCTTGTTTCAGTATCAAGTATATGAAAACACTTAGGATCATGTGCATCTGACCAAAAGAATTCCATTTGTGAACCAAGATACCAGATATTATCTTTCTTTGAAGAACAGTGATAATGTCCGCTTAAAACCATTTCAAATCTTGAAAAAAGTTTCGGATCCATACCGTGTTTATTTGTTAATCCTCTCATCATTTCAAAGCCGTTGAGTTCAAGATGTGAACCTATCCAATCAGCTTTACAATCTCTTATAAAATTCATACAAAGATGATAGTTATCTTGACATATCCAAGGTAACAATCCAAGTTTCAAAGAATCATACTGCATAACCGTTGGTTCCATGATAATATGGACTTCATTCATATAATGACCTAAACATTCTTTCAATGAATTAAGTTCATTTGTATTTTTATAAAATGTATCATGATTGCCTGGTATGATATCCATTGACATACCGCGCTTACGTATTTGATCAAGGAATATTCTACGATTATGATTCAATGCTTTAAAGTTTACAAATTTACGATGATCATAATAATCACCAAGATGTACGATTTGTTTTATACCTTGCTTTTCACATTCTGGAAAAAATATATTATTATAAAACTCTTCAGCATTATTTAAAAATATTTCAGAAGAGTTACGTATACCACAATGAGTATCATTTAGTATTGCTATCTTCACTGCATAAACTCGCTTAAATCTGAATCTGCTATTTTACTTCTCCTACGTTTTCTTTCTTTCTTTACTATTTCTTTCATCTCCATATCAGTATTACGTACTCTTTGTATTCTATCCTTTAGTGTATCCACAAAGTGTGTTGCAACATCACTGCCAACCGCTTCATCACCAACATCTATAAAGTTTTCAATTCCTGATTTTGTAAGATATTTTAGTTTAATTTCTTGTTGTTTTTTCTCTTTCGTTATTCTTCTTAAAAAAGCAAACCATGTTATTTGCGTAAAGTAAGCAAAAGCATTTGGCTTTCCAGTTCTTGTTGCAGCTTCAAGATTATAATTTGATATTGCCTTCAAACAATTTTCGACTGCATCCATAACCATTTCTTCTCGATAAGTATATCTAATAAAGTTTGCTTTATGAGATAAACCTTCAGCTATTCTTAAAAAACATTGTGCTATGTAGTCAGGTACTTTAGGTAAACTTATTTCTTCATTTCTACATTCTTCTAATTTTCCAACATAATCAACAACAGCCTGTGAAAACTGCGCATTGTTAACATAATGGATGCTTTTTTTCCGTGCCATACGTAATCCTTTACTTTATAGTATTATTCTACCACAGTTTTGCAGAAAAGTACAATATTATTTTTTCCTCTAAGAAACGAAAAAAACGGTGTACAAATGGTGAAAAATGTGGTAGAATAAGATAGTATATCTGTGGAAGAGGGATATACCCTAATGCACAGTATCTTTAGGTTTGAATTTTATTATATTACTCACCGCGGAATCGGTGTATTTTTCATCATCTTGTGCAAATCTTCCATATTTTTCATCTAACCATTCTTCTGCTTCTTCATCGGATAGATGTTTTGTTTGTTCGTTTACTTCATCTAAACTAGCCCAAACACCTTTTCTTTTTAAAGGTCCTTTAGATAAATCACCTTTGATTGCTTTCAAACAAGTATTATAATATTTTAACATATGTTTTGTAGGATCACTGGTTACAATAACGTGTGCTGCATTCAGAGAATGCAAATAATCTGGATCATCTTGAAATGCCATCCACGGTCTAAGCGCAAAAAATCGTACACCTCGTGAATAATCTTCTATACTCACTATCTTTAGTGCTTTCTTTATTATGATGTCATCTGTTTCTGAATCATGCCATTGTTGCACTTCACAAACTATTTCATCATTGTTAGTTAACTTAAATTGTTTTACTTTGCTCATAGCTGCACCTTATAAGTTTTATGTGTAAATTTTTCTCTACCGTATATTCTAAGTCTTTCATCTGCATGTAATATCCCATAATTTTTTCTGGACTTCCAGCTTATATCATCTACAATATCATAAAGTGTTGTATTTTGACCATTATCAGTTTTTCTTAAACCTCTACCTATACTTTGTAAAACTCGTATTTGTGATTTAGACGGAGAGGCAAAAACAATATTATGTAGATTCCTAATATTTATACCTGTACTAAACGTACCGAGTGATGCAACTATAATAGAATTTTTTTGTTTTTCAACTATCATACGTATGGCTTCTCTATCACTCGTTGCAGTATTACCAGATACAAAAAATATCTTGCGCTTTTCATCGGCATGCATCTTTATATTTTCATATAAAGGTTTACCGTGTTTTTCAACATAGTTATATAAAACTAATGTATTACCCTTTAAATCGAGGGTCAACTTTCTTATAAAATGATTTCTTTTTTGATATGTTATGATGTGTTTTATTTCGTCTTGATATTTTTGTTTTCCAAAATTTTTTCTAGTACTTTCATCATATTGTAAAACTATTCTGCGTATCAATAATTTTGCAAGTGTATCGTCATCTTGTAAAGCTCTAGTGCTAGTTACACGATGTATCTTTCCAAACAAACCTTGTAATACAAGTTCATGTGTTAATGCACCATCT